ATCGTCGATACAGGGATAGCTGCTTGTGCTTCCTGTATTCGTGCGCGGCGGACGTTGGTCTCTGCGGCTTCTTGATCCCCAGTAGCGGTGTTGAACAGTGCTTTGAAGTACTCGACATCCGCGTCTAGTGATGCGCCACCGGACTTGAGGCCCGCGCCGAACGCTTCGGCAATCGAATCTGGCGCAATAACACCAGTCGGCGCTAGGTCAAAACCAGCTAGCTCGGCATCGCTCGGGCCGCCGTTACGTTCGATGCTATCGCTAGATGCAAAAGTACCATTCTCATAGAAGGTCTTTAAGATATCATCCATAGATTAACCTTGCGCTGCTGCTGATGTTTGCTTGTCTTTAGCGATCCTGTTTGCGATACCTATTGCTCTAACGTTTTCGTAGAAGGAGGGGGCAATATCCTTAAGGTTTTGCAGGCCAGCGTCTTCGTCGGTGTAATTACCGTCAGCGTCTGTGTAGTAAATCTTTGAGGGGTTTACGGGGTCGTCAACAATGATTCGACTAGCATCAAAGTCGAAAGGATTAACTACGTCTTCAGTCTCATCGCGGCCTATTAGATCTAATATAGTTTCCCAAGCACCTCCGGTTTGATCGCCCGCCAGTGCAGCCATTGTTGTACTCATTACTGAATTGAGTCCTACAACCGCTGTTTTGATTTCTCCAGCTGTAAGACTAGGGTTTTTCAGATAAATCTGAAAATCAGACATTTCTTTTGATTTCATAACTGCGGTAGCGGTAGCGGCATCTAGATTGTTTTCGTCGTAGTTCTCGCCGAAGTACCTTTTGTTCACGCCAGAAACGACTTTCTTGGCTTCTTCGGTAGCTTCTTTCATCCATCCACGGTAGGTGGATCGTGCCTCCTGCCCCATCTTGGCATATTTATATTCATTGGTGCGATCGGCAGCCTGCAGTGCCAGCTCATCTTTGCGACTCACGCTTGGGCTACTATAATTGGAATCAAGGAGGTTGGACATTTGATCCATCATCTTGCTACGGATGGTGGTATCTTCTGCTGAGGCAACAATCGCTGCGCGCGCGATTGCTGAGTCTCTAGCACGCGCTCGTGTCAAATCGCGTAATTCCCTAAAACCTTTCTCCTGTAGCATCTTCGCAACGAGAGCGATTGTCCGCTGTTCGATCTTTATAGAACCGTCGTCAAGGCCTTGTGCAATTTGTTTTGTGGTTTTACCCTCAACCTGAGCTGCTAGGGCGTCAGTCTCTGGCGATGTGAACAAAGCAGGCTTGTCTTTGTCTATGTACGCGTCGATCATTGCTAATTCGGCTTTGTCTTTAACTACTCCGTCTTTCTCAGGTAGTGGCGAGGTAAAGTTTTTGCGTCCCGCACGGTTTGTCTCTGTCGTAGCAATACGATTCACAAGTTCTTCCCTATACGCTTCTAATTTAGTGCGCTGTTTCTTCTGTTGCCATTCTTTAGGTACGAGTGCTCTCGGGTTATTTGCAACGTTACCTTCGATCGATAAAATTAACCGGCCCGCCTCGTTCGAGCGATCAACGGTCTTCATATCGAAAGGGACTGGTGCAGTAGGTGCTTGGGTATCGGTTTGGGCAGGTGCTTGGGTATCGGTTTGGACAGATGCTTGAGTAGTTGCTTCATCTTGCGGTACAGCGCTCGCGGTTGCCGTTGGATCAGGCAACCCAAAATCTTTGCTGAGCATCGCGACTATCTCTGGGCCACCTTCAGCAATAGCACCCTCGACATCCCTAACTAACTCAGGATTCCCAGTTGATTTTACTCTGGCTAGTAGGTCGTTGATAGCAATCTGCTCCGCCAGAAACGCGGCATCAACAGCTGCGTCTTTGTTACTATCCTGTTGGTTTTGCAGAGCGACGTCTGCATTAACCATATCAACAGCGTTAACATAGACATCAGGTTTAAACCTAGATGTATTGATAACAACCGTGCTCTTAAACTTCGTGTCCGCAAGTCTGCCCAGCTGGCCAGGAGCAAATCGAACTACGGTAGATGTTGGTTCACTAGAACCATCTGTAGTTACCACGCCTTTTGACCCGTCGGCGTTTGTCACGGTTACAGCGTACCCGCCATCCGGATGGGATTCTACAGCAGTTGCTTTTGAGCCTTCTGGTAAACCACCGTGCTCTGTAGCGAAACCTAGAACGATTTGCTCCGCCATGCCGAATCTATCACTACCTGGACCTGCTGCTATGTCGTCGTTTATCCTTTGGTAATTCAGGCTCCGCTTATCTTCGCCGAGATAACCGTTTGCTGCATACGTTTGATAGATCTGGTCATTAGCCTCTACTATCAGTCGGTTATCTTCTGTGTTTTGGGCTCTATCTTCTGTGCTTTGCGCGATTCTTTGACGCGCCTGATTCAGAACATCGTTGACATTAAACTGACGAATATTCTCAGCAGTCATCCGCTCCGTCTGATCAAACGACTGATCGTACTGCCGCTTCTGTTCGCCGAGCCTACTCACGTCGAGATCATAGCGATCGCGAGCCAGCTTATTCGCAGTTTGCTGCTGACCAAAAGCCATTACGCTTTGCGCACCGCCTAACATACCGTCTAAAAGTTCATAGGCCATAAAATTCTCTCTTTAAAAGGCGTAAGCCATGATTGCCAATGCACCTAAGCTACCTACGGTGCTTATAGTTTGTGCTTTGGACGCGGCTTTCGCTGAGTCGTACGCGTTTTTTCGTTGTGTAGCATTCGCTGCAGCTGAGCCCAATTGCGACTGAGACGAGCGATTAACGCCTTGACCAATATTGACGAGGTCTGCAAGTTTATTTTGATTAAGCTCGCGCTGGGCGATTCTCGCGTCTCCGACCGACTGTATAGATCCAAGAGTATTACCCCGTGCGAGGGCTCGTTTCTGTTCCTGCGCTTGCGCTGGGGTCAGTACTCCGCCGTACCGACTTGCGTTACGGTCTGATATCCCCTGAGCTATCCCAGAGGCGAGCTGAGAATTCTCGCGAGAAGCGTCGATCAACGAAGTGTCTGTTTGCGACTCGTTTATCATTTTCTCTTCGAAATCGCGATACTGGCTAACGTAGTCAAGATATTCTTGTCGCGTTATGTTCGCATAAGCTTTATCGGGGTCCGACACATTCGGAAGCCCTCCGCCTAATGCTGCATTATTCTGATACGACAAATTATTTTGAAAGCTTTCTACGGTGTCCGCGAACACACTCATTTTTAACCACCCCCAAAAATATTTGAAAACGCAAGACGGTTATTGAAACCAGAAACTTTTTGGCCAGCGTCATTAACTGGGCTAAAGAATGAACCTTTGACTGTCTCCATTATCGGCTTACCATCTGCGCCAACTTTGCCTGTGTCTTTCTGGCCTCTTGTTGCTTTGTTCTGCATACCCTTCATAAGGGTGGCACCAGCCAACTGTCCTACAGCAGTCATCTTTGCGCTGGACACCAGCTGCTTATTCTTAGCACGGGCAAGAGCTTCAGAAGTTTGTAAGTTTGCTGCTTGCGCCATACCAGACTGAGCATCAGCTGCTTGACCTCGAGCGATGCCGAGTACGTTCATCTGCCTTTTGTTTCGTATATCTTCCGCAGAACTATCCGCGATACCAAGTTGGCCTTGGTACGCCTGCGCTAGGTCGTCCGACCCTTGGCCGGACATAGCCTGCTGGGCCATCGAGCCAGATGTAAGTGCTTGCATAGTGTCGGCATTCGCTCGACCTCTTAGCATCTTATCGTCGTTGGTGCTAAGTGATTCATCCCGCATTTTCTGTAGCAGAGGATCATACTTTTGTTTGAAGTACGTGTACTCCGCCATAGCCACAGACGCAGATGATTTTTCGCCTTCTGATGGTTTATAGTCCTGTTGCTTAGGTTTACTGCCCATTAGAGTTCTCTCGTGTAGACTACTGTGTCTATATCCCAACCTTCAGCGATCAAATAGGGCTCTAGCTTTCTGATTGGCGTTCTTACTTCTATGTGCTTGAAACCCGACTCACGAGCAACGTCTGCAAAGAATTCGTAGTACTTAATCACGCAACTTTGCCTACGGTCTCTGGCCCAAGCTACCCAAACTAAAAACGTTCTATCCCCAGTAAATGTATCAGTCTCGCCTGTCGATATTACAAAGCCTTCTTTTGCAACCCAAAGAGCAGCGGAACCTTCTTTACAAGCTATGCATATGTCGTTTGTCGTAAAGCTAAGCTGTGGCTGCTCATCTAAAATTTCCTGCACCGCTGGTATAACCCAATAGCCCTCAGTGCGAATGTCAGAAAAAACAGGGTTAGCCTCCGCTGCCGTATTGTCTGCGCCTTGTTCGCCATGCGCCTGAAGTTCCGCCATACCTAACCCTCCTAGCGACACCAGTATCAGCGCCACGCGCTTTACGCTCCGCTATCACGGTGCCTTCACTAAATAATGACCCATAGACACTAGCGCCCTGAAGGTCAGACCATTCTTTGTTCGGGATTCTTAAAAGTCGGAATAGAGCCCCATTAATAATGGTGTCTCTATAGTCATTCATCACTCCGTCATCACACGCGGTACTCGTGTGAGTCGGCTTGAGTACCGCTCTTACAATTGTGCTTGATACGCTCGTTGCCGTTGGGATCGGTACTAACCAAACCAACGCCGCTCCTTGTTGTACGTAGTATTCGGGCACGCCATTACCCTCGCGCCATTTAGGGATTCGTTGCTCTAAAAGGGTAGAGGTTAGTGGTTCGAGATCTTTACCTGCGTGAGTAATCCATAGAATCTTTTGCACAGTCGTTCCTGACGGTGCTTCTAAGTCATACTCGTAGATATTACCGACAGTTGTCAGGGGGTCTAGTTCAACTTGATACACGCCCGCTCGTTCACAAAGATCGATGACGGCAGCTCTTATGTTGTTTTTTATCAGCGTATCCGTGCAACCTGGAACCATCGGTAGAATTTCGGGTAGTAGCGCCTCGTAAGAAATCGCCATAATTTACACCCCCACTATTTGCTGAGGGATTCTACGTTCCATGTTTGGGTTTGTAACTGCATCGATCTGCCCTTTACCTGTGACAGACGCCGTGAACAATTGGAAGTGGCTAGACGCGCGTTGCTGATTACCTGCGTATTCTGCGTCTTTCATGTAGGCCATGTACAAAACGTAATTCATCACGGCGTTAGCAAAAATATCAGGGATCGATAAATCATCGTTCTGCGCGACTGCAGCAGGGTTTGAAGAGTAGATGATCTCCAAATAAGCAGCGCCGCTAACGCCTGGATATACATAGAAATTGCGAGGATTACTCTCATCGTAAATGTAGTGCTTGACGACAGCATTGTGCGCAGCATCGCCTGCTACAGTAGGGTCATGCCAGTCTGGTGTCTGAGCGTCTAGAACTTCTCTATCAACTAAACGCACGGCCCGCTTTCCAGTGCCATTGCTAGCAGCAGACATGTTTCTAACGACCTTGAGTAGACGGTTGCCACCGGAAGGGATAGCCTGCTTAGTGCCTGCAATAAGAGTAATCGTATCGTTAACTGCTGAGGCGTCTGGTTTTAGTAAGGCAATTTCTCGCTGTGCATCATTTACCCACAAGACAAGTTCTGCGACAACGGGCCATCTGACTCCCGTTGTGTCTTGAAGCACAGTTTGAGCTCTGTCAATTACGCTCTGTACGGTGATTGCCATCGTTTTTACCTATGAGTTGAGGATCGATTCCCAAGCAGCTTCTCGAGCATCTGTGTCGACCGTTCTCCCAAGGGCTTTATTTACAGCCGCCGCTTTTGGGTAACCATCGGCTTTAAAATTACTTGGGTCACCTTCATCCATCATCTTTTCAAGAAAAGTGACTAGCTCATCATCAACAGGGACTGATGGTTTTTGTGGTGCTACTTCTTCAATTTTTTCAAAGACCGCGACTTCAGCCTCGCTCTCTTCTATCTTTTTTTCGTCGTATTCTTTTGCACCCATCTGGATGGCGATAAGGCCAATCTCAGCAGAGATCTCTCTGGGTACGCCTGCTTCAAATAGAACAGCTGTCCCGCCTAGTGTGGTCACTCGTAGCGAGTCTTTGCTCACAATCTTCATGATTAGTTCCTATAAAGTAAAAAGCCCCCTCCGAAGAGGGGGCGATCAGCTTACTGTGCAGTATCTAAACAGATAACGCCGAAGTCCTGTACAGAGCTACTAATGTCGCTGTTGTACTTAGGCTTGCGCATACCGAAGATCTTGCCTACTGAGATACCAGACTGGTTGCCATAGTCGAAAGTATCTTCAACCATTTCAGGCAGGCCGATGTCAGCCAGAGCCAGAGCCTGAGCACCACAGAACAGAGCACGTCCACCAACTACGTCAGCATTAGCACCCCACTTGTAGCCAGCTGCGCCAGCGTCGCCAGAAGTACCAGTAGTAGCACCAGAAGTGTTAAACACATGGCGGAACTCGTGGATCATCACGCCGTCAACCATCAACGAAGCAGATCCTGAGAACAGGCTGTTGCCAGTACCGCGTACGCCAGCGTTGCGAACGTTAGCAAGGAAGTCAGAATCTAACTTCAGGCTAGCCATTTGCTGTGGAGTAACGAACATGTGGAAAGTTTCCTGGTTACCAGCACCACGAATACCACGGATGTAGTTATCTTTAGCGTAGGCTTTCAGGTTAACGATAGTGCTATAGCCGATCTTATCCGCAGCGCTAACAGCAGTAGTGTCGCCAGCAACTAGACCGGCGGTAGCATCCCAGCGACGATGGCGATCAGAGGTAGGAGCAGATACGTCTGACGCGAAAGCTAGATCAGCAAGCTCTTGGCCGTTTACAGCGCCGCCAACTACGGTGCGTAAGCCACCGTTGTTTTTAGTCGTGTACGCAACACCAGAGAGAGTCAAGAACGCCAACTGATCGCACCGGTCAGCCATTGCATAAGCAAGGGCATCGCGAGACTGCTCTCGGAAGTTAACAACCGTTTTTTGGTCGGTCATACGGCCAGCAATACGGTTTGCAAACCGCAACTGATCCAGCTCGATGCTGATGTCGTACGCGCGTAAGGCTTCTTCGTTGCCTTCCAGAGTGTAGTCACCAGTGATGCCGTCGCCGGTCATATCAGCGAGCAAAGTGATGTTCGCTTTCGTGCCTTTTTGGTTTTTAGTAAGTTCAGTAATACGCTGGACCATAGCGTTTGAGCCAGTACCAGCAAACTGATTGATGAAAGACTGATTACGAGCTACTTTCCAGAAGTCGCGGCTCCAGGCTTGGAGTTGATCACCAGTTAAAGTTCCGAAATTTGTTAAAGCCATGATGGCCTCCTAATAAATGGGCAAAATAATTTTATGCGGCACGCGCCGCCTTATCAGCCGACTTAAAGGAGCGGCTAATCCGTACTCCCGTATCGTGGGACGACGAACTAGCGCTGATTAACGAGGTGCGACCTCGACAGGTTTTGCGCCTAGTGTAGGCGAAGTACGTTTTTTACGGCTACGGGCCGACCTGATATCGTACAGGTACACGTAATAGCATATTAGGTCAGCTAATATAGCAATGCAACAACTATCTCACCACTTCGCTTTATCCGCCCAATAGGCCGCTGACATTTTGCCTTTTGCGATGTTCTTACCATGCCGTGCTTTGAAGCTCGCGCGTTTGGCCTTCATCCTTTCAGACTCACCCGCCTTGGGTTTGCCCGCAGTAGACGCACCTTGCTCGCCGAAACGGATGGTTTTGATCTTCTCACCCTCTTTAGCCACTACAATATGCGACTTTTTAGGGTGAGAAGGCGTCCGCTTGGGTTTATTAAAGCCCGAGACTCCTGCTCGGGCTATTCTTGGGTCTTTTTTAGTGGGCATCGCTCACCTCGTTAGATAATATCGCCTCTTATACGCCGTAACGTAGCTTCGGGCAGAGCGGCGAACTCTTCTTCAGTCATAGACGATAAGTCGAAACCTTTATCACCATGATTAGAAGAACTTTCACCAGGAAGTTCAGGCGGTTGCGCCTCTGCAGCGCGAAGTTTTTTGCTAACCTCGGCGCGTTTTTTAGCAAGTTCATCAGTTTTCTGCGCTTTACCCGCTAGACTTGGCACACTTTCTTGCGCTTGATCGAGGTCGTGATCTTTGACAACGTATTTCACAGCTTTTGATAGGGCATCTACGGCGTCATATCCCTTCAAAATGAATGCATCGCGTAAATCTACGACTTCGTTAGTCATCTCTTGGTCGAACGCCTCAGAGTTGCTATCAAATACAGGGTATGCTTCTTCCATTACCGCAGCGGCGTTCTGTAGTGCGGTCATCTGCCGATCTTGAGTGACGGTTTGGGTCATTTCTTGCCGCATTTCAAACTCAAGCTGCTCTCGCTCAGCTTTTCTAATCTCTCTACGGAGTGCGACAGCTTTTTCTGTCTCGCCGTCCAGCACCATGTTTTGGTACTCAACTTCTTTCGTATCAAAATCATATGCGTCGGGCGCTTCTGCGGCTTTTACATTTGCTGCGGCCATTTCATCTAGTTGTTTCTGTAGCGCCTTTTGCTTAGCAAGTACCTCATCTAAGCGGGCTTTGGGGACCATCTGCTTTTTAGACGGCTTAGCGTCAGCTGCGTCTTCTAACTCTGCTACAACCTCATCTTCAGTGTCGTCTTGTCCTTCTTCTACTTCAGCGACAACTTCTTCTTCGCCTTCTTCGACACTTTCTTGCGCCAATTCTTCTTCGACACTTTCTTGCGCCAATTCTTCTTCCACCTCCCCGAAACTTAGATCCAACTGCTGGGCGTCATCTTCCTCGGGGCGATCTGCTCCAGGCATTACTTCGTATTCCATTGCCATGTCTTCCGTAGTGTCTTCTTGTTTGCTCATATCAAAGTCCTATTGTGGTTTGGGGTTGTTTCGAGAAGTCTGCATTACAGTTGTAGCGATTTTCGTAGCGGCGCTGGTCTCTGCCTGACCCTGCCGAATTTGGTTGGTCGCGGATGACAGCTCCCTACGTAGCTGCAATTGTTCCTGGTTCATCTGCAGTTTCGCTTGGAGTTCAGCCATTCTTACCTGTGGATCAATCTCAGCGGTGTCCTGCACCTTAGCGATATTCAGGGCGGCTTCAGACTGAAGCTTCTTAACTTCCGCTTCCATTTTGGCGAGCTCCAGCTGTATCTGAGCCATCTGTATCTCTTGCTGCTGTGCCATAGCCTGCTGCTGCTCTGGGGTTGGTGGCTCTTGACCTGTCATCTGACGGATACGGGTAGCGAGTTCACCCTTACGCGCTAAGTGGCTGTACTCAATAATCGCGTCGTCAGGGATCATGACGCCCACCTGCCGCAAACTTAGGGCTTCAGCAAATTGAGTCTCATCGAAGCTGTCTCTCGCTGGCGCGGTAGCTACGATCACGTCATATTCACCGACCATTAAGTTGTTGATGACTACGCCCTCTGGTGTCATTTCATTAACGATCATTTCCTCACGCGGCTTGAGTGGGTCATCCTCATTGGTTACTTGAATTACGCGCTCTTCAGTGTAGAAAGTCTGAATAAGGTTCAGGATCTTCTCTGCAAGGTATTGACGCGTTTTACGCAAGTTGTCCAAAGGTACTTGGATCATGATCGCGCCACGATTCTGCTTGGCCTGAATTGCGATACCTGACACTTCTGCGCTGTCCGTGCCTAACATACTGTCGTTCACGCCAGAGATAGTCTTAATGTTCGCCGCAGCCTTCATCGCTATACGATCAAGCCCTGTAGGGATCTGGTTCGGCTGGATCTTGCTTGGGGGGTTAGTGCCCCGCGCATATTCCAACACGAGTCCTGTCTCCGCTCCGTGCTCCTCAAGGTCATCAGCAGTCATACCGACCAGTGAGCCTGACTCTACCATCCAGCCACTGTTAGCCGTGGTGTTAACGATGTGTAGCTCTTGTGATGCAATCTTGTTCAGCTGCTCTTGCGGGGATAACAGGTTCCTGACAACGCCGAACGGCCTGCCCCTACGGAAGTAGCAGAAGAAGGGGATGATTGTAAAATCGTTATACGGGGACCAATCATCATGCAGGACAACCTTGTCGCACGTTACTGTCCAGCGTACTTTTCGGATTACTTTGCTCATCAAGGACAGTTCGTGCTTTTTTGCGAACTTCTTAGTCTTCGCGTCTGGCCACGCGTCTGGAGCTTGTCGCTGATCCCCAGTGTTTGGGTCGACAAAAAACGTAACACGCGTCAGCTTCTTATGCTGGCGCTCTACAACGCGCAGCGCTTTTACGTTGCGGTACTCATCGTCCCCAGGAACTCCAGCACCAAAGTAGTCATCATTCGTCTGGGTGTCACCGAACCGTGTCTCCTGATATTCAACGGAGTCTGGCCCGAAGCTCATACCATTCTCGGCTACAAACAACAACCGCTCTGCTTTTTTCTGCCCGTAGAGTTCAGAGATCTCATCCAACGTCATCCACTTGGTCTCGAACACCTCGTTCCACGTTTTGGGGTCTGCGTCCTTTGCATCAGGGTCAATGAGGATGTCGAGCGGGTCTTTAGCCGTGATCCGTATCTCGCCTTCAACGTGGTCACTGAAGTCCATACGCACGTCAAAGTACCCACGCCCGTCCATTATCAACCCATCTCCAAATACCTGCTGCTCGACCCAGTCCAACTTGTTGTTGTCTGCGATCTGCATGTACAACTTAGTCAAGGTGTGGGCGACCGTGCTGTCCCCATTGCGCCGAGGCTTGAACTGAATATCCGCTCGGCGTGTGGACTGCTCACCGAGAATTGTGTTGATGGTAGGGAGGATCGTATTAATGGTCAGCGCAGGACGACCCTCAGCCTCTAACGCCGCCGCATCGTCGTCATCCCACTGGTCGCCGCGATAGTACTCATCGCACTTCTTCGCCATGTAAACGTAGTCTAGGTGCCCGTTGTCCCTCGCACGCTCGTAACGCGCCCATTGGGTTCGGGTGATTTCCTCTTCTTTGCTAGGTGCTATCTTGTCTGATTTAGCCATTATTAATATCTCGGTGGCGGTGGCCTAACGGTGATTGGGTTAGCGATGGTCATGCGCTCATGGCCGATTTAGTTTTCTCACCCTTAAACAGTCCTGGTAGTCGATCACGCCATGTGGGTACGTGTTCGACTCGCTCGTGGAATGTGCTGAATTCGGTCATCATCAGGCCTAACCATGCAAGGGCATCGACTTGGTCGTCATGTACACCGTTAGGGAAGCGCAGGAGCTCCGCTACAAGCGGGCCAGTGAAGTGTTGGTCTTTAGGCATGAACACCATGCCCTGCTGCATACGGCCCTGTATGGCGCGTGCTCGGGCCTCTTTATCTCTACGACCTGTCTTTAGATCTTTAAAATACGCCTCGTACAACCCGCGTTCTCGTACACGCTTCTCGAGGAACGGCCCAAGGGCCATCTCAATGTGACCCTTCTCAATACCTATGATGGACGGTTTCCACAGCTCATACAGATCCAGTATCTGCTCTACCAACTCAAAGCCGTTGAACCTGCCCCGTACAACGTCAACCACGTACAGGCAGTCGTGCTCATCCACACCTATGACCATACCTACCGTGTAGTCATTGCGGTCGTTCTTACCAATGGCCAAATCCCACGCGCAGTAGAACTTCATGCGGTCGTGGTCAACCTCATCACGGTCGTAGTAGTTGATCATGTCCCGTGTGAAGTACTCACCATCGTCAGCCACGGGGTTCTGCTGGTACAGCGCCGACCAGTCTCTAGGGCCTACGGCTCGCTCTATACGGGCCAAGGCCTCTTCGTCGTAGCGTTCACGGTGAAGCGCCTCACCCTGCTTACGAAACTCTTCGTCGACCTCTGCTCGAGCGGGGTAGTTAACAACCTCCCACTGCTCGCCGTTATCTGCCGCAGACTTCAGCAACCAACCGGCAAGATCATCATCGTGCCAGCGGGTAAGAATAACGAGTATCCCGCCACCAGGAGCCAGACGGGTATACGCCGTTGACGTATACCAATCTTTATTAGCGTCTCGATTGTTCTGGCTTTCGGCGTCATCACGGTTCTTTACCGGATCGTCAATGACAAGGACATGAGCCCCTTTACCAGTAATACCACCCCCAACGCCAGCAGCAACGTAACCGCCACCAACAGTAGTAAGCCATGCCTCAGCAGACTGCGACTGCGGGTCGAGGCGGGTTTTAAAAGCCGTCTTATATCCATCTTCACGTAATAACCCGCGAACCTTACGGCTGAACGCCATAGCAAGAGAACCCGAGTACGAACAGCTGATGAACTCGTGCTCAGGGTGTCTGCCAAGGTGCCACGCAGGGAACGCAATTGACGCAAGCGTTGATTTCCCATGTCGCGGAGGCATGAAGAGCATGAGGCGAGGCGATTTTTTAGCTGCAACATCACGAGAAAACTCCTCTAGTCGGCGACATATATCTTTGTGTACCCAGCCCGCTTGATAATCAGGGTTGAACCGCTCAACAAAAGGCAACAGCCGCTTGCGGGTCAGGTGGCGCAGCGCTAGTTCTGCCCGAGCCTTTTCCTCAAGCGTTGTGTCAGCTGCTTTTTCGGGAACAACAGGCGCGGGCAGCGGTTCCTGCTCCGCGATATCCGCTTTGCAGTACACGCATAGGCGATCACCCCCCGAGTACAGCGACTCAGGGTGCGATGCTTTACAACGTATGCATGTAACCTGACTTACTTCAGTCATTTATCAGCAAGGCTTCTTCTTTGAAAAGTCATAGGCATTAGTAAGG